TAATATCTGACCCTGCCATTCTTACTCTCATAGTAGCAGGTAATTCATAATAATCTTTTACAGATATTCCTAATGCTTCAGCTTCTCTAGCAACTTGTGTGTCAAGTTTTTGCCTTGTTGCATCTCTTTGTTCTTGTTCTTTATCTTCTTTTTTATTGTAAGCTAACTGATCTTGGTAGGCTTTTTGAGCTTCTTCAGGGTTCAATATGTTTTCTAACCCTGTTTTAAACCCACTGCCAGCCGACTGTCGAGTTCCTACAGGGCCAATATAATTGCCATACCCTCTTAAAGCACTTGCAAAGTCTTTCTTATTTACACCATATTGATCTAAAAGGTCTTGATCAAATAAAGATGACCCATCATCAAAACGAACATTATATTCACCATCTTTTTTTTTGTATGTATCAAAACCAACGTCACCAATTTTAGCTTGTGTTGCCTGTGCGAGTTGTTGCATTGGTGTTAGTTCTGGTTCAGAATAAATAGAAGAACTTGGGTCAGTGTATGGGTTGTAGTCTTCAGATCCTGGAGTAGAGAACGTAGGCATTTCTGGTGCTACATATTCTGGGTCAGTAAATTTATCGTAAGGATTAGTTAATTCTCCTGATTTATATTTTTCAATAGTAGCAGGATTAAGAGTAACCCCAACAGGAGTAGTTACTCCATTCTTCATAGTTAATTCATTACCACCAATGCTTGTACCAACAATAGAATTGGAAGTTGATGTCTGATTAGCTGGAACTAAACCTGCGTATTTACCTTCATCGTCAACATAATATTGTTGACCACCATATCCAGACGCATCATCTAAAGTTAATATTTTCATGCTATTGTATTAGGATCTATTAAGTTCCCCTCCTGATCATAGTAAAGTGTTGAACCATCAGATTGATCTACAGATGTTATTGTTTGTGTCTGTTGTATTGGTGCAACACCAAAACGAGTGTATGGACTACTAGCAAAACGATCCCACATACCACCTTGTAAGTCTGACCTATAGTTATATTTTTGAGGTCTAATTGTTTTTGTTACGATTTTAGTTACACCACCACTTCCAACATTATCAAAGATAACTGGATCTATTACTTCAACTGGATCTACCTCAACTGGTTTTACTTCATCATTAACTACAGGACCAGTTCCTATTTCTACTCCATCAACTGTTGAGCTGTCTGGATCACCACCTAAATATATAATTTCGTCATCATCTAACCCACCAGGAGTATAAGGCATGGTATCTGCATCCAAAGGATTAACAATGTTTGTGTCTCTAGGTTCATAAGGCAAACCTGTATTTGGATTAATCCGACCAGTTAAAAATCTATCTTCTAAATAACTTGTACCAAATTTATCAATGTAAGCCTGAACTTGGTCTTCACCTTCTGATAATTTATCACCAAGATTAGCAAGCTCATTATTTCTCTGGTCTAAAAGAGCTTTTATAGGAGGATCATTTGCAGTAAATCCTTGAGATTTTAAGGCTTCAAGTTGTGCATCTATATTTTGTAGATTTGCTGGATCTGCTGGTGCTCCTTGAGTAACTGATGCAACTGGAGCTAAATCAGTTGTATAAATGTCACCTTGCCAAGTAAATGTTTCTAATCCTGCACCTCTTGCTTCAGCAAATGCTTCATCAAATGTTTTAGTCGGTGTTGTTGGAGTAGAGGTTGTACCAGTAGAAGTTACAGGCAAATTAGTTGTTGTGTTGGTTAATACACCATCAACATATTCTTCATCATCAAATGGAGTTAATACGTTAGCTGTCCCTTGGTAAATGTCAGTAGCAGTATCAGATATAAAAGTAGCAGCAGCTTGCCCAGCGTCACTTACAAAGTCACTAACTGCACTAGCTCCAGAAGATATAGAACTTGCTACTGAATCTCCAAAACTACCAAATCCAGTGCTACCACCAAAGAAGAAATAAGCAGGAACACCATTTACGTTCTTACCTGCACCACCAATACTTTTTAATAAAGCAGCTTCTTGTGGATTAATATAACTTAACTGGTGAGGTTGCCCATTGATCGTTGTATTTTTTGGAATAGACTTTAGAGCTCCGTAATTCATCCTTGACCTCTCATAGCGTTAGAAACATTGCTTAAAGCACCCATATCACCTTGACCCAACCTTCTTTTTATTTCTTCAACCTTATTCATTAAGTAATCTGTCATTTGATCACCACCTTGTGGCATTTGACCTTGAGGAGCCATTTGTGGTTGTTGAGGTTGTTGAGGTGCTACATTTCCAAAAGCGGAAGGGTTTATAGGTCTGATCGAAGCTAATAAATCATTCGGGAACATTCTTCATTGCCTCCATTTGAATATTAGCTGCGTTCTTTTCTCTCTCCATTTGCATCTTAGATGCATTCTTCTCACGTTCAATTTGCAATTCAGCCTCTAGTTTCTGGATCTTAGCTTGCATATCTGCTTGAGCTTTCGCTGCGTCTATCTGCATATCCTGTCGTGCTTCAGCTTGCTTGATCTCAATAGAAGACTTCGCCTTGGCTTGGTCTGCGTTGATTTGTGCTTGTGTTCTTGCTTTCAGTGCTTCTGTTTCTAACTGAGCAAGTTGCTGTGCATATTGCAACGGATTAGGTTGCTCTTGCTTCCCTTGAGCCGTAATAGCAGCGATCTGTTGCATTTGTGGAGCTTGCTGTACAACTTGAGCTGCACGTTGACTAATTAAGTTATCAAGCTCTGGATTAATATCCTGAACCTTATAATCCTTATTACCAAAGTCTGGAACTGGTGGAAGTGGTACACCGACACTCGCTTCCATTCTTGCTCTATACAATAACGCAACGTGCTCCGCTATGTGGGCAACTAATATTGGTTGCATACCTTGAGCACCAGGATTACCTGCCAGTGACGGATCTTGNAAGAATTGCATATGAACAGCNATATGAGAATCGTGATCTTGCTCAATAAANGCTCGAATAGGCTTGCCATACATAATTGACATATTTTCATCAATTGGATCTAGTCGTGGAGCATCTTCTGGTTTCTTTAGGATCTCATCAATATTCGGTATTCTAATTGCCTCATACATACGTTTGTAGGCAACATACATATCATGCATCTCAGGAGCTGACTGAGCCATTTGCAAGATAGCTTGAGCTTGGGCAATCCGCTGGGCAGAACTAAAGATGTTGGGGTCACTGACTGGGAGGATATCAATGCGATCATTGAAGTCAGCAGCCATGATTTCAGAACTACTGCCTATCAACGAAAACGTAAACTGTTCAGGCAAGTTCTCAGCATTCAAATCAGCGAGTAGCTTGAACTCCTGTCCCTGAGCATAATGCAACCGTTTGTGAATCGCTGAGAAGGCTTTTGATCCTTGCTCAATAAGTGCGACTGTTGAGCCAACAGGTGCATTTGGATTTACGTCCCCAACATTCAAATCGGCAGTGCTGGCAAATCTCTGCCCTGCGTCTACAATAAATCCTAATAAACTAAAGAGTGAGCTACTTGGCTCCTTGAATGGCAATGGCATAATCGCCTTATTGACATCATCAACTGTGGCATCGAGATCAACAAACTCGCCTGGGTTGACCTGAACCTCACCACCTGAAACTCGACCTCGTAACTTAAAGCCACCTTGCATATTGCTAAACGCAGCGGAATCTAAGAGAGCTCGTAGAGATCCAGTTGCTGCCTTACCCAAGCCACCAATGAGATGATATAAACCAAAGCCATAAAAACCAAGACCAGGCAAGAACTTATAAGAGACAAACCAATCCCTCCGTTTTTTCATATCGTCATTTTCACGCCAGTTTCTGCGTATGCTAACAATATTCTCATTATCGTAATCGACAGTGACAACGTATGGAATGCCAACAGCATTCTCATCGTCATCTTTATTATCATCCTCAAAGTTGTGATAAACGTGCATCTCAAGCAGTGTCATTACTTCATCTTGAGAATCATCACCGTACTGATCAACACCCTCGATCTCACCAATCGTGTCACCAGACGGATCAATATCACCACCTGTATCTTCACTTGGCAGATAATACCCAGACTGGACGTATCGATTGTAGTCGTTCTTTGGAATGCGGATAACGTGAGTATATCGAGGTGAAGTGTAGAGGTCTTTGCTTTCTGGAGCCACGACAAAGTCTTCAGCCTTTACGAACTGCGAACACTGGCGATCCATCGTGCTATCCCACCAGACCTTCTTGAAAGTCTGACCAACCAGTGGAAGGTGAAACAACATCTGATCCAAGTCAGGAAAGTATTCAGGCATTTCCTGTGTAATCTGGTAGTTCATATATTCACGAACTCTGCGAGACTGTTCCTCAAGTTCTTCATTTGGCTCACCGATAACCACAGTCTTAACTGGACCACCTGACGGATAGAGCTCTGCAATAGCCTTCGCATTGAACTGGGTTGCAGCTTCTGCGATCATTGGATGTACAACTATTGATAAACCACGAGTGGCACGTTCATTCTCAGATTCTTCCATACCACCATCAGGATCTAAGGTCTTGAGCCCCATCTTGTAGCGTTCTTCCCACTCTGAGCGAGCCTCACGGTCATTGTTGTAATATGAAATTAATTCTGATGCTGAGTTGTTGAGATCTTTGTCAGACATATCTTCAGCAAGATTTGCGTCAAAGTTGCTATCTGTCTCAACAATATTGTCGAGCTCTGGATCTCCTATAAGAACGTCATCACCAATTTCTTCAACTTGCAAATCATCAGCAGGAGCTGTCTCAGAGAAGGGAGCTATGGATTGTTGAATTGAAATTGGTTCTCTAGCCATACAGAGTTATCCTTCTTTTCTCTTCGTAATCGTCTTCTTCAAAATCATTTGAGTGCGTAACGAACCACCCTTTTCGTAATCTCAACCAAGCCTGAGTGCAAGTATCCACCAAGTCATCGTGACCTTTTGGAAATTGAGCACAGGTATCAATTAAAGTTTTAGCCCATTTTTTATTACTTGGAAAGAAAATTCTTCCATCTTCCAAAAGTGCGGAACTTGCATGAGCTCGTGCTTGCTTATCTCGATCAGGATTGTAGGCTAATACAGGCAATCCAGATTGACGTAAATCTTGGAGCAACGACTGACCTGATGCACGTTTTTCTATTAGAATTGTGTCAGGCATCCACTCCTCATATGAGTCTTGTGCCATCCTCCTGAGATCAGGATAGCTCACTCGATCATACCACATTTCGAGAACTATGGCGTTCATCTGACCATTCATCTTGAAGACACCCCAAGTTGTGCGAGCTGAGTAGT